ATTAGAATCTATTAGTAAATTATTCGAGTATGAAAAACATACACGAGTAATTGACACTTTAAATGAAGAAGAATTAAGAAATTTTTCCAAACTTTATTGTAAATTATATTTAAAGCAACAAGAAGTTTTGAGTACTCTGACCGATCTATAAATACTTATAAACCCAAGTAAATAAATGGCGGCAGTATATACAATTAATTTAGTAATAAATGCCGGTTCAGACTTTAATGAAACATTTTTTTTAGAAGGTGTTGATTTGACCGGGTGTATTCTATTGGCACAATTGCGAAAATGGCAAGGAAGCTCAGATTACACACAATTTGAATGTGAGATTATTGATCCAATTCACGGAACAATAAATTTAGCACTATCACAGCAACAAACTAAAATATTAAAGCCTGGAAGATATGTTTATGACGCAATTATTACTACTCCTTTTAATTTTACCAGTAAAATAATAGAAGGAATGGCATTAGTTAGGGAAGGTTCTGTTCTTTCAGTGTAGACTTAATTTTATTGAGTAATTTGGGATAAATGTAGTAAATATAAATAATAAGTAGAACATAACAAATAAATGTCGGCAGTATATGTAAGCAATTTAATTATTGATACTGGATCTAATTTTAATCACGTATTTTTTTTAGATGACTTCATTACTAACTCCAGTTTTAATTTGAGTGAATATAATATTATATCTCAAATTAAAAGGTGGTATGGAAGTTCTACTCATATAGATTTACAAACAGAAATTTTAGATCCATCTGCAGGAATGATGATGATTAGTTTAACACCAGAAGAAACTATATTATTAAGTCCCGGAAGATATGTCTATGATGTCGTTATGATTAGTCCTCTGGGAATTACAACAAGAGTAATTGAAGGATTTGCTTCAGTTAAACAAGGAGTTACTCGATAATGTCACAAGATAGAACAGGGCAACAAAACGCAATAAGAGTAATTTCTGGTTTATCTGCTGGAGGATATTCGCAGGCATCTAGAAATGTAATTGGAGGAATTGCATCAGTAACTTCGCTGACTGTAACCGGAATCAGCACATTTGTTGGAGATGTTTATATAAGTGGAAATCTTTATGTGAGTGGATCTAACGCTATAGATGGAGGAACTTACTGATGTCAAAACCTGCAAGTAGACAAGAACTTATAGATTATTGTTTAAGAAGACTGGGTGCTCCAGTTCTCGAAATTAATGTTGCAGACGATCAAATCGACGATTTAGTTGATGATGCTCTACAATATTTTCAAGAAAGACATTTTGATGGCGTAGAGAGAATGTATCTTAAGCATCAATTTTCTCAAGAAGATATTGATAGAGGAGCAGCAAAAAATACAAATGGAACAGGAATAGTTGAGACAACGGCATCATCCGGAAATATTGCAGGTCTAGGTACGGTTACATCAAAATTTTATGAGACATCTAATTTTATTCAAATTCCAGATTCTGTAATCGGAATAGAAAAAGTCTTTAAATTTGATACTAGTTCAATTTCAAGAGGAATGTTTAGTATTAAATATCAATTATTTTTGAATGATTTGTATTATTTCAACTCCGTTGATTTGTTACAATATTCTATGACAAAAACATACTTGGAGGATATTGATTTCCTATTAAGTACCGACAAACAAATAAGATTCAATAAAAGACAGAATAGAATGTATTTGGATATTGATTGGGGAGCACAGCAAGTTGGAACTTATATCGTAATTGATTGTTATAGAATATTAGACCCAAATACCTTCACGGATGTTTATAATGATAGTTTTCTAAAAATATATTTAACTTCTTTGATTAAAAGGCAGTGGGGGCAAAATTTAATTAAGTTTAGAGGAGTAAAACTTCCCGGTGGTATTGAATTGAATGGGAGAGAACTTTATGAAGACGCAGAAAAGGAATTAGAAAGTCTTAGACAGAGAATGGCAACAGAATATGAACTTCCACCTTATGACTTTATTGGATAAAAATGGCACTAAATCCCTTTTTTCTTCAAGGTTCTGCGAACGAACAAAGATTAATACAAGAACTGATTAACGAACAATTAAAAATTTTTGGTGTGGAAGTAATTTATATTCCCCGAAAATTTGTAAGAAGAGAAACTATTCTTAAAGAAGTTTCATCTTCAAAATTTAATGATAATTTTTTAATAGAAGCATATTTAAATAATTTTGATGGTTATAGCGGGCAGGGAGATATTTTAACAAAATTTGGTGTAAGTTTAAAGGATGAATTGAGTTTAGTTATATCAAAAGAAAGATATGAAGACTTTATTGCTCCGTTTTTAGAATCTAATGATGAAGAAATAGTTTTATCGTCAAGACCAAGAGAAGGAGATCTTGTATATTTTCCTTTGGGTCAGCGTTTGTTTGAGGTAAAGTTTGTAGAGCACGAACAACCTTTTTATCAACTAGGTAAGTTATATGTCTATGAACTTAAATGTGAATTATTTGAGTATGAGGATGAAGTTATTGACACTACGATTAAAGAAGTTGATAATACAATAAAAGATGAGGGATATATAACCACTTTAAATCTTATAGGAGTTGGAAGAATTGCAACAGCAACTGCTGGAATCGGATCCGGATATGTAAGGAGAGTGGTTCTAAACAACGACGGACATGGTTATACCTCTCCACCCACAGTATCTATCGGCACAGCACCTTCTGGAGGGGTTAGAGCGACTGCTGAAGTAGTTACTGAATTTAAGTCTGGGTTTTATTCAATCAAAAATATTTCTCTCATTAATGCCGGAACTGGATATACCACACCTCCCATTATTACGATAAGCGGAAATGGAATAGGTGCTGCAGCGACTTGTATTATAGAAAAAAATAATTTCGGTATTGTATCAATTAATATTACAGATGGTGGTGTGGGGTACTCAACTTCTCCAAGAGTAAGAATTATTGGAAATGTTGGACTGGGAGAAACCGCAACTGCTGAATCTGGAATTGGTTCGGCACAGAATATTAACTCTATAAAAATAACAAATCCTGGAGTTGGATATACAATTTCTCCACAAATTACTATAGATCCACCACCAATTTTAATAGGAACAGGGAATTATATATTTAATGAAATTGTAACCGGTTCCAGATCCGGAACAGTGGCAAGAGTTAAGTATTGGGATTTGGATACAAAGATTCTTAAAGTTTCAATTGTAAGTAATGCTTCATCAAAAGGATTTTTCCCTGGAGAAACAATTGTGGGGTCAATATCTAACGCTCAGTATTCCACAGAGTCTTACAGTAATTGGAATCCATATGATACTTATGGTGATAATTTACAAATACAAACCGAGGCTGATTTGATATTGGATTTTTCGGAATCCAATCCATTTGGTACATATTGATACTATAAATATATAATACGTCAACAATTGAATAAACGGGTACAGAAAAACGCTAGGAACTTACTTCTACCATCAAATTATAAGAAAGACGGTTACTGCGTTTGGAACGCTTTTTAATGATATTTTTATTCAACATAACAATTCTTCCAACGAAGCAATAAGTCAAATTAAAGTTCCTCTTGGATATGGTCCAACTCAAAAGTTTCTTTCCAGAATCGAACAACAGGCAGAATTAAATAAACCAATTCAAATTACTTTACCAAGAATGTCATTTGAGATGACATCCATTCAATATGACTCAACAAGAAAAGCAAGTATAATACAGACATTTAAGACTTGTGGAAATGGCGATACTGTAAAAAAAGTTTATATGCCTGTTCCTTATAATATTGGATTTCAATTGAATATTATGACTAAATTGCAAGACGATGCCTTACAAGTTGTGGAGCAGATTCTTCCCAATTTTCAACCCTCGTTTAATTTGACTGTTGATTTGGTGGATTCTATAGGAGAAAAAAGAGATATTCCAATAGTTTTAGACAGCGTTTCCTTTACGGATGATTATGAAGGAGATTATTCCACTCGAAGAACTCTAATATATACACTAAATTTTACTGCTAAAACATATCTGTTTGGTCCTGTCGCAGACAGCACAGATGGACTCATTCGTAAGGTTCAGGTGGATTATTATACCGGAACTGATCCAAAAGTCGCAAAGAGAGAGATGAGATATACTGTCACTCCAGATCCAATTGATGCCGGACCTGATGATGATTTTGGATTCAACGAGTCGGTAGAAATGTTTTTTGACAGTAAAACATATAGTCCAACTCAACAAACGGATATTTGATAGATTATGAAAAATAACTATGAAGATTTGGATAAGGCTCTGAATATTGAGAGTAGTATCGTTGAGGTAGAAAAGTCTTCTACATCAATTGATATTCCAATTGATGTGTCTTCATCCAGATCTGATGATATTATCAAAGATTATGAATACTCCAGAGCAAATTTGTATTCTTTGATAGAGAAGGGTCAGGAGGCAATAAATGGAATAATGGAACTTGCGAGTGAAGGTGGTTCTCCAAGAGCATATGAAGTTGCCGGTCAGTTAATTAAGAGTGTAGGGGATGTTGCGGACAAATTAATAGATCTACAGAAAAAAGTTAAGGAAGT